TCCAGATCTTACAATGTCTTCCCAACCAAATTCAACAGTCGTGAAGTCTTTGAGTTGCTCTGCAATCTGTATAAAATTTATTAATCCGTTTTTTTCATCGTCATATTTGAAATCAGACTGATGATAATCTCCACAAAAAATAATCTTACAGTTCCTACCTATACGTGTGATAACTGAATCCAATTCATGGAAGTTCAGATTTTGCATTTCATCTACAACAACTATTGTATCATTGAATGTTATGCCACGTATGAATGAGGTTGATTCGAAGTTAAGAAGCTTTTGTTGTTCAAGCTTGAACCAAGAATCTTTATCGTTAAAAAGTTCTTGTAATATACTTTTATATGGTGAGGTGTATGCTTCTTCCTTTTCGCTCTTAGATCCTGGTAGATAACCGATCTCTCTTGTCGGCACTATAGATCTAACAAGTGTTACATTATCATAAACCGTTTCTCGATCTAATACATCTTCTAGTGCAAGATGCAAAGCAAGAAATGTTTTGCCGGTTCCTGGTGAACCTGACATAATAATGTTGTCTCCGTCATCCCACGCATTACACACTTCTTCTTGCGCGGGAGTCATTGGCTCTAATGTAAACAAGTTTTCAAGTTTTACCATAGAGCTCTTAGAGCTTCGTCTAGACATTAATGTTGCTACGCCGTCCGCTGTTTTTCTTTACTTCTTTTAACACATCTTTCCAACCGTCACCTGCACGTGTAAGGTTTGATCTACCGGAGTTTGGTGCAATTTTAATTGGCTGAATAACATGTCTTAGTCGTCTATCCTTATTCAAAGTAATTTTGAGTTGCTCATAACTCATGTTTACTTCCCAAGTTTCTTGAGTCTCTTTATTTTCTAACGTATAGATCGGCATAATATTTCCCTTAAAAAAATATATATAATTATGCTACGTTGAACCATTCAGGTACATCACGTTTTGTCCATACCATTTTGAATCTATTTTGTTTTGTTTGATAGTATTCTCGGTAAGATCTTATTGTTTGACCTTCATGCATGCATTGTGGTTCATGCGTCATAGCAAGTGGAAATTCAGTAAATGGTACTTGTGGAATTTTCCTAGGAACAGCAACTAGCCAGTACTTTAGTCTCTCTGTACTATGTGATTTACCATAGCGATAAGTATATTCGTCAAGTAAAGCACAAAAGTGATCGTAATGCCAACGATAATTGTATACCGATTCCATAGTCCATACAGTACATGGATGTCCATGATGTACGGCTTTGTATAGTACATCTTCCATCTCTTGTCGCGGATGTACCCAGTAATTAATCATTCTTTTACCAGATTTTGACGGACGTTTTTCGACGTAACCATCCAGCATCCGATGAGCTGTAGATAGCATTTGTGCCGACTCTACAATCATTTTGACAACATGTTTGTCGCATTGTAATTGAGCAGCCGTAACAGGATTTATATCAAGGACAAAAATATTCATAGTATACTCCTCCGCTTAATAGCGATAATTTATTATACACAGATTTCACGGAGAAGTACACAGTTAATTTCCTCCTAACCTACTTTTTTCAGTTCAGCAATGTGGTAGTCTAAAAAGTCTTTACGTTTACGCACCTTGTTAGCAATATCAATCTTTCCCTTGTTAACCAGTTTATGTACATAATTTTCTAAGTCTCTTGAATCCCTCTTTAATCTCTCGATCTTTGCTGATATCATACTTGTCTGTCTCCTAAGTAGAAAAACCACCTAAGCCAAAGCTTGGTGGTTTATTTTAGTTTGTTAGAATGAATCGCCGCATTAGCCTTCGTCTTTCAATAATCCTGGAAAGGCTTCATCGATTACTGGTCGACTTACACCTTCTGGTTTTTGTTTACTGATCATCGCTATGACCAATTTGGCATCTTCGGGGTGAATGCCTTCTAAAAGTTGAATATAGCGTTTCTCTCGGTCGAAAGTTTTTAGGTTGTCACCAGGACCACCTTTTACGAACCATTGAAATTCTTTATTCTTATTTACAAGGTTAGTCGGTGCACTTTCAGGCCTGTTAGGAGTATATGGAGGCGCTCCTTCAGGTAGGTTGAAAGCAACAGTCGTATCAGTCGATCCGCGTAAAATGTCTTTTAAAGCCCAAGTTTCGTTGTCTTTTAGAACCTTAATTTTGTCAGCCTTTGCTCGCTTCTTACGTGTTTCTTCTAACACTTCATGAACAAGTTTCATTAAATAAATTCTCCTACACATTCAATCAATAATTTACATCGTTTTTGAACTAGATAAGGAAACACTTTAGGGCGATTGCCCCATGGATCCTGCTGTTCAAAATTATTTATAATACTTTCTTTTACAGATTCAGGACAATTTGTCAGATCGATCAATTGCTGATTCCTCTGATAATTGCGGTATATTTCATCACCAAGAGCGCGTGGATCATCCAGTAACGCCGCTTTCTTTTTGGCGGATAATATACCTTGCCTTCTGCCGTCTATAAAAACATTATCGTCAGATAATACATTTGGTACACCATCTCCTGTGTCACCTTTGAGAATATGCTCAGCAAGATATGTACGAGGATTAGGTTCTACAACAAACTTCTTGAGTAAAGGCGAAAACTGTTTAACATTCTTGTGCACTTGTAATTGTTTGAAGTCACCATCAGCTGAGACTATCATAACAGGTTCATGCTTACCGAACTCTTGTGTCTCGAGTGCAAGCTGTGCAATCACGTCATCAGCTTCACAACCGTCTTCGTGCATAACTTTGTAAGGAAAGTTTTCTTGTATCTCTTCACGTACTAAATTAATAATACGAAACACTTCATTCCAATCAATGCTAGACTCACTACGTTTCTTTCTACGTGCTGCCTTGTATTGAGGAAATGCATCTTTACGCCAATTGTTCATACCGTCTGCAACAACTACCATCTCACCATATTCTTTGTGAAACTTCTGTCGATACATACGAATCGAATTAAGTATCATGTGGCGGATCAGACCTTCGTCTGCCGCCAACTTTTGTACCGCAACATTGCCTATAGCAATTGCGTTATAATCTAAGAGAATCATTTACCATTCCTTGTAGTCTTGTTCCACATTCTCATTGTAAGAAAATCCTGCATTATATGCATCGATCTCACCTTCACTCATTTGTGGTTCGTCGATGAGTTCCGAAGTGCCAGTAGCACCAGTATACAAATGAGGAAAACGGCCACGCCTGTAGTAGCTATCAGCCATGCCACGATCGAAAGCACCTCCGTGCCTTCTGTCCCGTGAATTAATGTCCACATTGTAGAGTTTTCCACCATAATAATATGTTCCTTCTATTGGAGGGTGAACTGTAATAAAACCATCGTCTTCAATCAAAGGTGCCATAAGCCAACGTCCTCTCTTTGCTAATGTTAGTGCGAACATTTTCTTTGTTCGCCCACGCTTCCATGATGCGTTTAGTTGAGACCATAGACCACTTTAGTTGTCCATCTCTGTCTCGTTCAGTCCAAAGATTTGAATGCTTTGCATCCGCTTCGTAAGGACAATTGAATGTCTCGAGGTATAGTCCACCTCGAGCATTTGATGCTTTAACTCTCCACACACCCATTATGCAGCCTCCCTTTGCTGTAAAAAATCAACTAGAGTAATTTCATGCTTGAATTCGAATCCCATCATAGCACACTCGTATGCTTGACCGATTTCGTTATGTGACCAAGCATTGTCACTATGCACGATGAAATGATCTCCCATCATAGAAGAACGTAAACCATAAAGCTCACCGTCAATCTCATGTAAAGGTGCAAGAACACGAACATTGTCGTTCATGTCAGGATTGTCATAGAATTTTTTGCTCCATGAACCCATAAGGTTTTGTGTCCATCTGTAAGCATATTCACATGCTGCTGACTCAGACGTAATTTCTGCAGGAATTGTAACTTCTGCAACTTGAACCGCTACTGATTCTGTGTCAGCAGGGTGGGGCATATGGATTACTGTAACTTTCATATTCATCTCCTTCATGATATAATTATATACTACACTAATTCATATCGAATGTACACAGTTAATTTGCGGTTTTGCGCATTTTTTTTATAGTGTTACATTTTTGTCACACGTTCTGCCCAAGCTTTTTCAAAACCTTCTCGACAATAAACTAATCGTTCATGGTTTCCCCATAGTCTTTTGAGGTATGAATCTTTTATTTGTCTTACTGTTTCGTCAGAATAACGTGAATGTATTAAAAATCCTTTTACTGCGTAATGTAACTCATTCGCAAACTTTCTCTCTTCTTCGTCCATCGATATCTCCTAGATGTTTCGAGTGGACCTTCAGACCTATGAACTCATTATAATACATGGGATCAAATAGAACTTCTTTATCGAATTGTTCCTTTGCTTCATAATAAGATAATTCACCTTTAGTTTTGCATAATCGCAATACTGTTCGAATGAACCTGTCGCCGCCATGAGATTCGACTAAACCTTTTACTTCTTCATTACTTCCATAGTAATCTTTCCAGTCAGATTCTTTTATTTGTACTCGTTTACGTT